GCCGTTAACCGTAACGGTTTCCGCGTGAACGGCGGCGGCAGCGGCAAAACCAGCGAGAGCGCCGAGAACGGCAATCATGTTTTTAGTCATTTCCAACTTCCAACTTCTAGAGATGTATTCGGTGTGCGTTTTCTTTTCCGCACGGGTCGAAGTATGAAAGTCGGCTTTGACTCAGCCGTGAATCTCTTATGAATATTGTGTGACAGCGAAGAATGTCCGTCATCAAAACGTCACATACCGCCTAACTGCAGCCGCCAGCTGCTAAGCCGGCCTCCCCGCACTGCCCGTCAATGTACAGTTGGTGCTTAAGCCGCGGGCTGGCGACATGCCTAGACATGTCAAGTGGACGGGTTTTGCTGCCCGTTTTCATGCCTGAAACCCTGGAAACGCTGAGGTGTGCGGGTATTCAGACAACAAAAAAGGCCATCTTGCGATGACCTCATTTTGGTTTTCTGGTCGGCGGCGGGATTCATATATGCCTGTTACAGAGGTAAATTAAAAGACCATATCAAATAATGGGAGCCTCTATGGGAGCATCCGCCAAGTGCTTACTTGATATTAGTGGACACTAAGGCGTCGTGAACTGCGGCGTTTCTAAGAAGTAGGCTGCGACCTTCTTCGATAAGTCCGACGCTTTCTCTGAGAAGTTTTTCGCATCGGGCAACTGCTGCCTGCTCAGCGTTACAGGCAGCGGCGCTGGCTTTTCGCAGACGACTTTCATATGCCCTGCGCATCCTGTCAGTATCACTGCGAATACGCTCAATGTCAACATCAGCAGCAACGACTTGATCCACCGCGGAAACCAGTTTTGCATAGTCTTTTTTCCCCTGTTCAGCACGCGCTACGGCGGCTTCGAGCTGATACGCCTTGAGAGCCGCATCCCCTCGCGCTGAAGCGAGCTGATAGCCCGCCACGAAAACTGCGAGTACAAGTACCGCGACGGCGCTTACTTTCCAGATAGTCATTAGTCACCTCGCAAGCTCCATCCCTTAATGGAATTTGCATAGCAGGTGTGGTGCTTTCGTCCCGATTCATAAGAGCTGAAAAGCTTCCAGCCGAGCGAAACGCGAACGCAACACGGACGCCCAAGCAGGCGATAGTGCTTTACGTAATACCAATGGAAGGCAACAAGCTTCGATCCGCGATACACACGCCGATAGCACGTGCCACTGACGCCGCTCTGATCGCCAGCCGATTCGTCACCTTCGACGATCCAGCTGTCCGTCGGCAAGACCTCAACGCCAAGAACGTCAATGCCGAAACCGTAAGCGACATTTCGCAAAAACCACGCAAGCCTGCGCAGATACGTCCAGATACCGCCCACTTCAATACACGACCAAGCATCAGTACCCCCGCAAGAAGTATTCACGCTCTTCGCGTCGGCGCTTGACTAGCCCAGCAAGCTCTTTGCCGCCCGCTTTCGTCCAGTCCAAAAACTCGTCGGCGGCGCCCTCTTCATCTCCTTCATTCAGCTTGCGCAGAAGCTTAGACATCGATACAGCCCGAACGCCGACATTAAATGCGAGCGACATCAGAGCTATAAACTGCCCGCTCGTCACTGAAACATTGAGGTACTCGATCAGTCGGTTTTGCACGTCTTGCAGATCAGAAGCTAAGACTTGACGTGCATTTTCCATATCGATTTGATCGTCTGGATGAACGCCGCCGGTGTGGCCGTAGCCAATCGTCCACACACCTGCAGGGCACAGATATGCCTTGCCGCGAAAGCCCTCGTGTTCAATTACGAGAGGCACGGCCAGATCAGGGGGATACTCCCCAAAGTTCTTTTTCATTTTTTATCCTTATGGTCATCTTGGGGATCGTCATTCAGACTAATGCCGTCAAGCTTTGAGTCGACAGCGTTTTCAAGACGCTTTTCGAGCGTCAAAAAGATCTTTCGCAGTGCGGGCGGCAAAGCCTCTCCGTATCCGGCCTTTTCTACGTTTTCAATGATCGAGCCGAATTCACCGCATGCATAAGCGCAGAGCGTGACGCTCTGAAATACAGGCATGTCGTGCAAGATGTACCAAAACGACACATCGAGACCGTGAGCAAGAATGATGATTGCGAAAGCAAGACCCTTCTTGACCATCCCGAAACTCAAGCGCTTCGAGGACCATGTGCCGGTCTTTATGGCCGCCCAGATGCCAGTTATTAAGTCAGCAATTACGAAGATGAGGAACCACCACACCAGCGGTGCGACGCTTGATAACGTCGCGCTGTAGATCAAGCCGATCCAGCCGCCGAGCACAGCAAGCGCGCCCTCGACAGTTCTCGGCAGAAGATCGTGCAAGACCATGACGTCACCACGCAAAGGAGTGCAGATACCATCCGCCGACTACGCCGACCGCAGCGGCAAAGATGGCTACAGCGCCCCAGAAAACTCTCAGCTTTCTTCGAGTTTCGGTATCAAGCTGTGCTTTCTGATCGTCAAGCCATGCCTGCGCTTTATCGAGCGCAGCATCCTTCAGCTCATCAGCGTTCACGCCGAGCGAAGCGAGCATCTTTTTCAAGTCTTCAGAAATCATCTTTCGTGTCCAATAAAAAAAAAGCCCGCAGGGTTTTGGCCTGCGGGCTCGTGTTAAAAGGGCTGTGTCTGCCCGCCGAGTTTGGCTAATGCATTTGCAATCTGCGCTTGATTTTGAGTGAGCTCCGTGACCGCAGTTTCCAAAGCATTTATGCGATCTGCATAGTTAGAGCCAGATGAGATCTCTGATCGCACTGTCTTGAACTCAGCTGCGATGCGCTCGACTGCTAGATTGATTTCTTCAGAAGTCGAGCCGAGCGCCC